TAAGAAGCAGTTTCCTCTACATTCAGTCTTAATTTATTGGCTGCGATTGAAGGAGTGCCGGTAAGAGTTTTCCAAAAAGAACGGTCATAACCTCTCATTTTCACATCATATATTACAGTGTCCCTTGGTATCAATTCCCCCTTCGAGTCTCGGCGTTCTGGTAAACTACTCATTTTAAAAATTTAACAATTATTTTATTATTTTTCTTAGAATTACAATGTCGACATAATGGTTGAATATTCTCAATGTAATCCGACCCTCCTTTACTCAATGGAATTATATGGTCTTCACTTAAAATAATTTCTGGCTCTTTTCTTCCACACCAAGGACATTTATATCCGTATTGCTTCTTTAATAATTCCCATTCGCCAAAAGTATGTGAACCTTCGGCATTTTTCTTTCTTGCTTTATATCTATTGCCATAATATAAAACCTTATCATGATTTTTTTGCTTCCATCTTCTATTAGAAGTTTTTGTAATTCCACCTTTCCAATTCGGATTATTTTTACCAAATTGGATTATTTTATGACTTTCGCTCATCTTTCTTTTACTTTCCTTTGTAAACTTCTGTCCTTTATGAGAATCACTCATCTTCTTTAAAGCTTCTTTAGTGGGAGAGATTCCTTTATTCCAAGGAATATTTCCTTTCTTAAATGCCATAGTTTATTTCCCCATAGGAATATAAATAAAAGTGGTGTTGATTGTTCCGCTTGCTGCACACCAAATCCCAGTATGAAGCCTTGTGCCAATTTCATAAACTCCCTGAAGGGTATCTCCATCTATTTTTAGAAACTCTGTTATAAGAGCAGTGCTTGTAGATGCATCTATTAAAGTAATATTGGCAGCAACTTCATCCTGTCCGACAATAATTCTCTCTAGATAAGCCGGCCCTTCATAAATAGCTACACCTGTACCTGCAGTTGAAGTTGCATATGTAACAGTGGACTCTGGTATTGATCCGTACATTCCCAAAGGAAGTTCATTTTCAATCGTAGAATTTGGAATTAAAACAAATACAATCAATATTATTCCTACTATGACAATGGGTATCAGAAATATTAGAAAATTCTTCATAAAATTATCTTAATTATTTTTATTATCGACCTTTAACTTATGAGCTTATCCCTGCTCCCAGAGAGGAGCAGAGTAAGACCACAAGAAGTCTATTGAAGAATAGTTTCTCCACCAGCGGCATCAGTTCCGTAGTTCATAATCATATTATCAGCGGCAACACCGCTAAGCGCATTGCCAATATTTGCAGTCTCCATACATACACGATTATGCAGAAAGAGAGCATTCCCATCTCCTACAAGCGCTAAAGAGAAAGTGCCAGTCGGATACTCAAACAATATGTTTCCTGATACGATAGTCCCAACTCCACCCGCATTCAATGCTGTCGCAACAGTGGTAGCTGTACCAGAAACAATTATATTATTTCTAATAATGTTTCTTGTACAGGAATTACTGGAAAGAATAATAGCACCATCGATTGTCTTGGTCGTTCCGGGATTATAATTGCAATCAAAGAAGTTGTCGTGGATAGAAGCATGGTTGGTATAACCAGCGGTATAAAGCAATCCTACACCAGCTCCAGCTTCGGTTCTTCCAGCAACATAATTGTTGTGAATTTCTACATGGAATAATCCAGTTTTAAGCGTAAATGCTGGTTGATCAGCAGCGCACTTTATAAAGAAACCTGCTATTTCGGTTGTTCCATTATTAATTGTGAATACTGGAACAGCTCCGGTAGCTTCAAGCCTTACTTCATTCCTTGAACCTAAACCACCTCCATCATAGTTCTGTGGAGCAATAATGTGCAATCTATCCTTATTAACAGTAATAGTCGTTAAACTATCATAGTCAGAACCATCAGAAGTAACATAAATATAATCACCTCTATTGGTTACTGCGGCGTCGATTGCAGCTTGAATAGTGGTATAAACTGCCGCTACTCCATCCTCATAAGCAGGATGCTCTGCAACGAATGTCGTATAATCTGAAGCTGTGGTTTGTTTTACCCAAAACATTCTTCCACTTCCTCTTGCAATAAACTCTGGATCGAGCATTTGATGTCGAACTGCTCGAGATAAGTCATCAGAAAATTTCATTTTAATTTAAGCAAATATCTTAGAAGAGTGTCGTTCTCTGATATTTACTTGATTAACGATTAATAATCGTTCGACCTTTTTTTATCTAAACTCCTACTAAGCAAATCTCATTGGGGCTGTGGCATTGACATAAACAACCGTAACATCTCCGCCAGTTAAGGCAGTAGTTCCTCCAGTAAAGTCGCTACCTACTGTGCGAACAATAACGAATCCAACTACTGCTGAAGCAGCTGGAGTAGCAGGAAATACAACATCTTCTAAAGCAACTGCTTCTGTCCCCATTGCTATTGCTGCGGTTCCAGCAGCATTAACAGTAAGAACAAACACATTATAATAACCATCAGTTATTACGCCAGAAGGTGCAATTAAATCATCAGTAGCAGCTAACACATAAAGTTTCCCACTAATGAAGTAATAGGTAGCAGAAGCAGTTTTAACTTTTGTCGTATCGCTTCCAATCGCTAATCCGCCACTAGTCATAGCATGCTTCTCTAAAATGTCTATTAAGCTTTGTCGGCTTAAGCCGAAACTTGGGTCATTCATAATTTTAAGAAATTAAATTAATAATTACTTGTTCGACTTTACGCATCAAGATTTTCTAATCCTTCCCCACTTTGTTTCTTCGGATGTCTGGGGTTATCAAGATTAAGAGGATTATTTAGGGCTTCCATTGTTTGCTTCTGAGATTTCATAACCGCATCAGCTACTTGTTCCGGGACTTCTACATACACTCCTTTCATAATGTTAAGCCTATAACCATTTATAGTTACAGGTACGGTAATCCCCGGCTTTTCTTTGCCCTCGACAGGAATAAGAATTCTCACTTTTGGCTGTTTGGCAAGATGTTCTCTCATTATCTCTGCTTTACTTCCTACCGGCACATGTCCTTCTATAATACCCGCACCTAATCCAACAGGAGTTTCCATTGGAAGTTTAGGAACTTCTTCTTCCGGAGCTTCCTCTTTCGGAGTTGCTGCTTTACTTCCTTTTTTGGGTTCTTTCTTCGGTTTGAGAGCTTTAATAAGGTCTTTTCTTTCCATATCCTCCCAACCTTTTATCTCTTTTTTTTCTGCCATTTTTCGTAATTCGGCAGTTTTAATTGTATTTGGGTTCATAAATTTACAGCGTAATTATTAGTTAATTTGTGGCACTCTTCACAAAAAGTAATGCCATTTTCGACTTTGAATCTTAGCTTTGGATATTTTGCCCAAGATTTTTTATGATGTGCTTCTAAAATAACCCTATCTCCTTTTTTTCTTTTTCTATTACACTCCTGACAAGTCCAGTTATCCCGAGTAAAAACTTTTGTTCTCCAAATCTTATAATCAATAGAGAACCTTCTTTTTCTATCCTTCCAATAATTTCCGTGAATATAGAGATTATTTAATCCAGCTTTTACTCTTTTTTTATGTGTCTTGCTTAATTTCCTTCTCTGACTTTCTGGCATTATATATCCTGTGTGAGATTTGCTCGATTTATCTCTAACCTCTTTTCTTTTCATTGGGTTATTGCTTATCATTCTGTCAGAAGATTTCTTAACACTTCCATTAGTTTCTTTCGTTAATCCTTTGTTCCAGGGTGGTTTTCCTAATTGAGATTTGTTTTTACACTCTCTTGAACAAAACTTTCTTTGTCCCCATTTTTTAAGAGAACAATTGATTTGTTTCGTAATGGCTTTACCACAAATTAAACAATGTTTTGTAAGCATAATTAGTTATCTTAATTATTGAGTATGGGCTGGGAGAGAAGAGATAACCCTCTCTCCCACTTACGATAGCTAATACCCACTTAGCTAAACTCAGGAAACAGCGTGTTCAAGGCGAAGCATCCAGGCCTCATTCAAGATTTTAGCAACAAAAGTTGCTTTCCATCCTGAAGTCTGCCTTTGGTTCAATGGATCGGCTGCCCCGGCAGAACCTAGCGGTTTAATGATATTCTTTATAGCTTCTCCTGAAATTCTGGTAATTCCGTAAGCATCAGCTCCAAGAATAAGAGTGTAGTGGACATCAATTCCTGCAGCTCCGAGTCCAGTACCTACTTTAGCTTCAGTGGTTTCAACAAAACGAACCTCATCCAAAGCTCCGACTTCACCTTCCATCGCTTTCTTTTGTCCGTACTCTTCCACCCTGACGAATCCAGGAATATTCTTTAAGTCATAAGTAGTGTTTGGACTACAGATACCGATATAACAAGTGGCAATAGGACTGGAGTTAAAGCCAGTAGAGAAATCAATCTGAGAAGTAATCTTCCTTGCTATATTTATCTTCAGTGTTCTTACTGCTTCCTGAACTTCAGCTTTGGTAATTTTCATCGCGGCAGTAACTGTTATTGTTGAAACAGCAGTTGAAGCATACTGAAAAGTAAGACCAACAGCCATTACATCTCTACAAACCTGTTCTATAGTTTGTTGATACTGAATTCCAAGAACCTCTGCGGTTTCCGTTAAAATAGGATCAAGAGTTGTGAATACTAATACATCGGTCAAGGTCACATAATCCAATGTTGTTATCGCTAACTTTTACTGTTAGCTTCTTACAGTCACCTGTAAGTTCAGACCATCGCTTCACCCTCTCGGGTGTCTTCTTGCTTGGTCGTTGCGGGTGCTCCGACAGCATTCAGCTTCTTTATTTTTAAGTAAAGCTCCTGACGCCGTCGTAGTTCGTTAATAGGAAGTTTTTTATTTCTTCTGAATCCTGTAATTCTTCTATTCTCACAGAATTTTATTACCAATTCTGCTTGTTTCTTTTTAACTATCAGATAAGGCAATAACCTTTTAACAATTTTAGGAACTGCCTTATTCCCACAAGTTCCCCATCTATAAACTATTTTCCTATTAGGAACGCATTCTTTTCTCAATTTAGCGCCAAACTTTTTAGCAAATAACTCTATTACCGTCTTGTCGGTCATTCCCAGACCAATAGAAGCATAATATGTTATGTTCCAGTTTGGATGTTTAGCAGGCGGTTTAGTTGCTCCAATTCGTATTGTTCCTTCACCATCTATAATCCCCGCTAAATATGAGAGAAGAATCGCTTCCCTCTGATTGTCTTGACTTTGTTTATTCATACTTTCACCATATCACCGCTGTCATACAAAGTCAAGAGTTCCCAGGTATCTAATTTAAAAGAGCGAAATTAGAAATCAAAGAAGATTTTACTACGGCAATTATTTTCTTACCGTACTGCTCGATGGTAGCAGGCACATCAGTATAAGCTAATTGACTTCCAACAGGAGTAACACCTTCAGTCAACGGAGTAGTTGCAGGAGTTAGCAAAGAATATCTGCGAAACTTGATGCTGGTTCCAGCACCTTTTGGAATATCTCTAACTTGTGCCCATTTTAAATGAACGAAAAGAGGCACGGCTTTTCTTAACATAACCCTGTCGTAATAATAGTTTACGGCTTGGGGTATGGTTGCAGTAGTAGTGTTAGGCATGATATTAACTAATTAATTTTGATTAAACGACTTTAAAATCGGCCTGTTTTGACTTTAAACATCAAGTCATCAAAGTCTTTATCATCCATATCTCTAACATCAGGAATCGGGCTTAAATCTTTCTTTCTTTTCCCGTGTCCGCCTGATTTATCTGCCTTTGCTTCTTCATCTGCTTTATCTCTCTTTTTCTGAAGATCCATTTTTTTGGCGGCCAATCCCAAATAAATGAATTCTACCGAGGCATTTTTATAAGCCTCATGACTCATATACTTACGAATTTGCTTTTCCATTTTTTCGGCATCCGGATATTTCGTAAGTACATCCTTCAATTCTTGTTCGTCAGATTGAGTTCTGATAGTTTGGAGAACAGGTTTAAGCGCTCCTTCAATTTCCTTCTTAATTGCTTTTTTGCTTTCAGGAGTAACTCCCTCCTCTCCCCACTCATCTCCTTCATCTTTTCTTTTCTTTTCAAGTTTTTCTATCTTTTCCTGTTTTCGATCAATAATATAATCTTTAACACCTCTTCTTGTAGAAGGTTCTTCATCTTCCTCTTTCTTTTCTCTTGCTTTCTTTTCTTCATCAGTTTCCTCTTCTTCCTTTTCTTTTTCCTCTACCTCTAAAGGAACAGGTTTACCATCTTCTCCTATCAATTCCTGTCCTTCATTTTCGGGGTCTTCTTTATATTTAACCCCATCTATCTCGACGAATTTATCGTCGGCATCCTTTTCAGGATCTGCCATATTGCTTTACTCACCGCTCATATAAGTTGGCGAAACTCTTTAGTGCGGTGGAATTATCTCGGTGCCTAACACCGGAATCAAATTTTAAAATTATTCAAATGGATCTAAATTAGGATCAAATTTCTCTCCCTCTTTAAGATCCCCTATTATATTATTCGGCAAACCAATCATTTCAATTCTATCTTTTCTAATCTTTTGCCAAAACTCTACCGTTTCTCCTCCTCTAATTTAATCTCTCCGTGTAATCTTGCCTCAGCTTGCTTTATATTTTCCTCCAATGCTTTAACAACAACCTTCCATCCAACATTATTTTTTAATTGGTTTAACGAATCAATAATACTTTCCTTTTTTTGATCATCATCTTTAAACTTCAAAGGTTTTGTCATTTTATTTTTTAGCTTTACCTGTTGGTTTCCAACCGTGCTTAAACGCCTCATGCATTCTCATTCCTTTCTTCCTTGCTGTAGCTGTAGGATAACAATAAGTTTTACCTGTATCTTTTGAACGCATACAATACTTCTTTTCTCCAGTTTTCTTTTTAGAAAGTGTATAGGGCATGGTTTTACATTAATTGATTATTTAACTTCCTCTGCTTCTCTTTCTCTTGGTACAGAGCGTGGAGTAGCAGGTGTTTTTTCTGCTGGTTCTTTTCCTCCAGCAACAGGTTTAAACTCAGGAATTGGTTCTGGTTGAGGAAACTGCTCCGGGTGCTCTTTCTTATA